GAGAAGATTCAGGTCCAGGCTTTAATACTACGAAGATCTGACCTATTTTGTCCTCACACCCCGGATGATCAAAGTGTTCCGGCATCATATTCTCGTTAAGACTTTCTTTTTTAGGTTTGTCTGCGATATGAAGCGCAGCTAAGTACTTATTCAACGCTGTTTTGGTACCTTCAGTCTCGCCGACTTTCTTACCTTTCTTATAAACAACGTATTTGTTACCGACTTTCTTGTGCGTATAGGGCATAATTACGTATTTTCTCCCTTATAAATATCACGTTTACGTAGTTCAGCAATTTCGTCTTTTACTTGTTTATAGATAGCTTTTTTATCGCCGCCGCCCCATTTTTCAATCTCTCCCTGTTCAGATACAAAGGTTTCTGACTCATCTACCCAATCTTCAAGTGCTTGTTCTAGATAATCTAGTTCAGCATTCTTACTTCTATTAATAATATTCGCACAATACTCATCCCACTTACCTTGACGTTTAATTTCAGTCTCCATTTTAATTACACAATCAAAGCATTTACCGTGAATAGACCACATTTTTTTATTATACTCGTCCGCTTTCATTGCTTGTCCGCAATCCGGACAGCTAAAAGGCATTACGACGAGTTTTTTAATCTCGTCTAGCTTAGTAACAGTCTGTTTGATACCATTTTTTATAGTCCATTTCTTACCGTTTTCTACCCAAACGTCGCCTTCTCTACGAACTTCATCTTTTTTCTCGTATCCAGTCTGTATTTGAGTCCGGTTTCCTGTATTACCTGTGATAATGTTTCGCATCCTCTGGACGTCGCGAGGATTAAACTCTTTTTTAAGATTATTTTCCATAACAACTATTAATATCTATCAACTACTTTGTAAGGTATTCCGTTATCTTTTAGTAATTTAACTACTTCGTTATAAGATTCTAGACTTGGCGGTTCTACAAAATCTTCTGTATCTTGGAAAGTGTCTGGATCATCCCAGTCAAAAGCTGTGTTAATCTTTCTCAGGGTTACCTCTATAAGATATTTCGATACGTCTACTCCGTTTGGATATTTTTCTAGGCTAATTCTTTCTTCGGCTTCGTCTTGAGATCTCCTACCGTATCCGGCTTTTGTATCAGCATGCGGAGATATTTTATATTTGTTAGATAATTCGTCTCCATCAATAGTTAGTCTTGCTTGAGTAGAAATTGTATCTGAGTGAAATCTTTTATTTCTGGTAAAAGAGACGTACGGTTGTATGTCTTTAAGAGTGGTTGTTAAAACAAAATCGCTTTTAATAATTTTAACTAGGTTTGTATAAGAGGTAAAATGATAAAGAGTGCCTACCTGTTTAGCTTCTGTCAAATTATGTGAAGGAGCTAAAGAATTAAGATCGTAAACGCTTACATTAAGTTTACCGTACTCTCTCATAATAATGCCCGCCATTGCATTAGCATCATTCTCAATATCACTACCTGTATTTCCTGAGTTTGGGCCGATCAGACCTAATTCCCATTGACGGTGATGACATAATTCGTGTGCAAGACTTCTACAAACATCAGCTAAGTTTCTGTTAAGTGCTACAACTCTAACTGAAGTAGCAGAAGGATTATACTCTCCAAACGACCTATGCTCTTCAACAAAGCTTTTGTCGTTAATCAAAGAGATATGCGGCAGAGACTGTATGTTTAGTTCTTGCTTACAGAATTTTACAAAGTGTTTTAATGTATTAAGCTTCTCCTGGTTCATTTCCCTTTACTTTTCCGGCGAGCATTTTAAAAATTTTTGGTGCAGCACCTTTATTATAAGCAGCTTCGGGTACAGCTTCTACAAAGCCTTCGAAATCACCTGTTGCTAAAATATTTCTAACATGCGGTGCGGTAATCTCACCTGCTTTTTCCTCTACTTTAATCGTTTTAACTCTATCACCAAACTGCTGCTGTAAAGACTTACCATACTCTACATCATCTACCTCATCTTCTCCTACAGCTACGTATACCGGATCTACCTCTGGATTTTTCTGTAGGTAGTGTATCATCGTTATTATCGGAGATTCATCAGTAGAAATTCTAACAGTTATTTTTGGATTCGGTTCTGCTTTCAAATACATGTTCCAAATCATTAAAGAATCTTCTGGAGTGATTCCGTCAATAACTTTTTTACTAATAATGACGTATACCTTAGTGATATAGTCTTTCGCAGCAAGAGCTTTAGCAGCTTCGTAATGTCCTTTATGCGGAGGTTTAAATTTCCCCGGGTAAAAACAAGGACCTGCTTCGTTTACAATTGCTTCAACGATTCTTTTCCCTAATAATTTAGCATCAATCATACTGATAATAAATATCTACTTTAGCAGTTGGGGCATTCCAGCAGATTCTATATCAGTCTTAAGGGTTTCCATGTACTCAACTGCGAGTTTTACTCTCTCTTTTACAGCTTCCGCTTCTTTTTCGTCTAGTTCTAATCTAAAAACAAACATCTGATACTCTTCTTTGACTCGAGGATCGAAGCTAACGAAATCACACCACTTTACACCTGCACAAATCATGTTCGACACGCATTGGTAGTAATAATTCGGCACTACTTTCTTGAATTTAGCAGCATCTTTGATAAGGCCGTGCTTAAAATGGTTGGCAGACTTGTATGGACATTTTACTTCTATAATACCTTCAGGAGCTACGAGTCCATCTGGCGATCCGCCATAATGTTGATCTACTGGAATAAAAGAAGCTTTATCTACCTTTATACCTTTTACTTCTTCGTAACGCTGTATAGCTACAGGCTCTAAATCTGTTCCCCAGTCGAGAGCCGTACCAAAAGCAGGTTCGGAAAAACCTCCGTAAAATTCTACTACTTTTTCAAGTAAGTAGCTCTTAGCTGTCTCACTTAGTCCTTTTTCGCCCATTATTTTGTATATTTCAGAGCTAGTTATCTTACCTCTTCTCATCTCAAACCACGCCTCTGATCGTTGTTCTACTATCATAATTGCATTTTTTTAGCAAGCAGATCTCTAAAAGTAAGCTGCCTGGCTGTATGTAAGTGTTTTGTAATATTTTCAAAACCTATTTCAGATGGATCTTTATCTTGAAGCTCGATCAGATAAACGTCTTTACCGCGATTAATTAAATCGACAGAGTACTTAAGAGCTTCTTTTAGAGCATCGTTATCTAAAGCAAGGTATACTGTTTTTACATCATTTTCTACAAGCTTTTTCATTAAGGCTCGCGGAATAGTTTTTCCAAAAAGAGGAATTGCATTTCTCTTAAGAGCAATTGCATCGAAAATTCCTTCACATAAAATAACCGGAACTTTCCAATTAATAAAATACTCAAATCCTATTAACTCGTTTTTGTTGCAGGAGGGGGCATCGTATTTACGTGCTGGATCTTTCTGAAAAGATCTAGAAATAAAGTAGTTTATATTTCCAGACTTATCATAGGAAGGAATAATGATCGAATTAGCATATTTTCCTGTTTCACAGTACCCTATGTTATACTTTAAAAGATCTTCTTCTGTCAATCCGCGAGTTTTAAGATAGGCTCTAGCTTGTCTGTAGGATAGCTTTGTACTGCTTTTTGAAAGAGGTATAAACTCTTTAGGGAGCTGTACCTTTACATAGGTTTTCTCATTGATCTCCCCCTTTCCGTCCGGGAAGTATGTCTTCATCTCAGAAACCTGCTCACTTGAAGCTCCCAGTTTTCTCAATAGGGAGACAAGGTTACGGCCTTTAGTGGGAGGGTCACAAGTCCAGCAATGATAGATACCGGCTTTTGGATCGATTTCTAGCTTTGGCTTATGGTGTTTACAGAAAGGACAATGAAAGGCGTGATTACCCTTAGTTGACGGTTTCGATTTACCTAAAACGCTATGTAGTAGTCCTAGAACTAAACGGGAATTCTCCATAAAAGTACAGTTCTTTGATTAAAGAAAGTACGAAATTATTCTGAGGTTTCCAAATCTCTCCTAAAGAATTTAGCCAGGACGTTATCGTTATAGGCTTTTTCGTTTGTTAATACACTGTCGAGGCATTGATAATGAACTTCCCAATAAGTTAATTGCTTTTTGTTGTAGCAGAACCTAAGTATCTCTCTTCTGAAATGATCGGTACCTTCTGTTTTAATATCTTGCAATAGTGGTTTATTTGATCCCCAATAATCAGCCCAGTTTGATTCCGAAACTACTACTTTTTTAGTAGGTTTTCTTCCCGGACCTTCTAACTCTGCTAATTCTTTCTTAGTTAATTTTTTTCTTACAGTAGAATATAGAGATTTTTTACCTATATAAAATTTACCAGTTTTAATATTAGTAATTTTGTAAATAAACCCTATACAGTTTTTTGGAAACTTATCTATGAAATCGTATTCAACAATACTACCATCTTTGTATATAAACCATTTTTCTGACATAAACTTTAAGTTTAGCTATCCCATTTTATAATAAAAGTAATATCGGTGTTATTAGGGATAGGGTATGGAGTTGCGAGCTTTCCTATTACTAGTAATTCATTACTCTCATTGTAAAGTCCGACAGTAGTAGCATATGGATTAAAAGAAGACCCTGTTATATTATCCTTAATAGTTCCGTCCACAATCTCACCTGCTACATTGGTCTGTCCTTGTGCAGCAAAAATTGGTAAAGCTTCTGATCCTGTAACAAACTGCTTTCTAAGAAATACAGTAGGGTTTTGAGAATAGTTAAAATCATTCTCAAGTACTCGACATTTTACCTCGTTCTGGTAGATGGTAGTTTCAGCAGTTAGATATAATGTGTACGACATTTTAAAAGTTTACCTATTATTATTACGGAGATTGTACAGTAAATGCAGCATCTCTATTACTATTTAGGGTAAAGAATCGTGATGTAAAGGTTCCAACAGCCGGACATGTTGATGATAGTAAGTCTGCCCCGAATCGACACTCTACTGTTGTATTTCCTGGATCAACTATTTTTATTATAAAAGAAGTTCCTGAAATAGCTGATGTGGTGTACCTAACGTTACAGCTAGTATCTTCTATAAGCGATCCAACTAAAGAAAAACTACTTCCTCCGTCGGTTGACACGTAAAATTGCGGGTCGAAAGCTGGTGGATCAGTGATATCGAGTCTTGCGTATAAATTTAAAGTGTAGTTAACAATTACAGCATTCTCTGTTACGGACTCTAATACTCCTATTCTAGTACAAATCATATAGACTTAATTAGGTTATGTTACCGAATAAGTACCAGCTATTTGTGCCTCTTTTAACTATACTGGCTGCTGCGTTTTGACCAGGTAGTGTATTGTAGCTTAAGTAGCTATTAACCGTTACACCTGTATCTCCTACAATGTCAGTGCTTCCTGTTCCAGCCTGCATAATTGTAATTTCTGTTCCTACCGGAAAGGGTACAGCTGCATTTGTAGGTACGGTTACTGTTAAGACTACATTAGTACTACTGCTCATCTCAACCATCTTACCTTCATCGACATAAGCTAGGGTATAGCTCCCTGATTGTAGATTAAATTTAAGCGGGGCTACTAGCCCTTTAGCGCTATCTCCCGAAGTAGCTACTGTACCTGAAACATACAAACCGCCTCCGTACACAGCTGCTCCACCACTAACGTTAAGTAGTTTAGTGGTATTATTCCAGAATAAACTAATTGAAGAAGTTAATGAATTGGTTCCGTTAAAAAATGCAATTTCTGGAGATGCTCCTACAGCACTTCCTATCCCGCTAGTACCTGAAGTTCCGCTTACTCCGGACGTTCCACTCGTACCTGATGTACCGTTTGCACCGCTTGTACCAGAAGTACCCTTAGCGCCTGAAGTTCCGCTAGTACCGTTTGCGCCTGAGGTTCCAGAAGTACCGGCTGTTCCTGAACCGCCGCCGCCTCCGTTTAGGGCATACGAAGCAGTTACTGCCCAAGAAGAGGTCCCGAACAGGGATCCTGTAATACCACTAGATACATTAAGAGTTCCTACAAGGGTTGTTGATCCGCTTATAGAGACTGTACTTCCGGAAAGGTTTGTAGCAAGCCATGCAAAATTACCGTCTCCTTCTGCATAAGTTAGAGCAGCATTTTTTACTTGAGTTGCTCCAGCATTTGGAGTATTTGTACTACGAAATATTAAGCCCATTTCTAAGTTTGTTTATAAATAAATATCTTTAATTTATATTATGGAAAATAGGCCTGGTAGGTAGGGTTAGTAATAACAGCTATTCCTTGATTATAAAAGATATTACCTACATGAGTTCCGTATGGTACTGAAGAAGTTACGAAGTACTCGTCCGGTGTAAAATAACCGCTGAGTATATAAGGAACGTAAGTAGGATTTACTTCCCGTAAATTTCCGTTTCCGTCATCTCCTATTACGTATTGCGAGGAACTTAGAATAAAACTATTTCTTGAAATTCGCTGACCAAAAACTTCTACGGGTATAGAAAATATTGTGATCTCTGCATTAGATTCTGTAGGAAAATAACGTAAGTCGGCATCCTCAGATCCGGAAGCAGCTGTAGATTGTAGGTAATTATCTGCGCTAGAAGCTGAAACTGGGAAAGATCCGGTTAGGTAATTAGAGTAAAAAAGGTGCTGTACTGACCGGTAGTTTAAAGTTGTTTCAGGTATAGAACCTGTAACAGTAATAGGGCCGTTATACCCCTTCAAAACCTGTATACCGTTCGCTACTAATGAACTAGATTCATAAGAAGCGCTGTACTTTAGCTTGATTGGAGTAGTAAGGACATCTGATATCTTTAGACTATTTGATGCTCTACTCATGTAAATTTTTTATTACCAATCTAACTTAACTCTTACTAACGCTTCTTTTGTAAAATCCTTTACAAGCGGTCTTGATAACTTGGCTACTGCTAACAGTTCGCTGTTATTATTATATAATCCCACTGTCGTAATGTAGGTTTGCGGACTGTAAATCATAGTAGGCCAAGTAACTGCTCCGGTTGATCCTGAAGTAAAGGTCGGATTACTAGAATAATTATAATCAGCGTTTCCTATTCTCACGAATACATAATCCGATGAAACAGCTTCTTCTGAGTTTAACTGAAAGTTTCCGCTCCGAGAAATTGCTTGATATAATATTGTTCCGTTCGTAGTAGTGTAGGAAGCTGAAGCAGCGTAGCCTGTTGTTGCGTAGTTAGTACGGTCTATGTTTATTCCGATACCTCCTAGAGCAGAAGCTAAGGCTAAGGCGCTAGGGTTTAAAACAATACATCCAATGTCTGGTAAAAATAGTCCATAAGAACCTGACGGAGTGTATCCAGGTCCAGGAGCTCCTGCAGGTGTTGTACTTACTGCTCTTCCGAAAGAGCCTGACACTATATTAAAAACTCTTCCGCAATCTAGATAAGTTACCGTAGTTACGTCGTTACTATTATCACATAATGTAATCTGTCCGTCAGAGCCTGATAAAGTTAGGTTAAAGGTGCCTGGAAATAAGTTTTGCTTGTATCTATTCCTATCTACGTTAATTACCCAAATATCCTCAGCGTTTGTACAAGCTCCTCCGAAGTTAAAACCCTCAGATCCTGAAATTTGTGCTCCGTAGGTAAGTGTTAAGTACTGTGCGTAGGTAGTTTTTGAAGGAGAGTATCCAGTCACTAAAGGATTATACCACTGAGATCCTGATCCGTACTGGTTTCCGTAAGCTACAGCAAACTGTACAGCTGCTCCGTTAGCAGTACTTTGCGTCTGATATACATTTAAGTAAAAAGCGCCTTGGTTGATACTAGTACTAACTACTGGGGAACCAGTAAAGAAACTTGCGAGTTGCGGTTGATTATTACTCCAAGCAGGAGCAGTAATCGAATCAGTACTAATTACGAAATCGGATGGAGCTAATTGGGTAAATGACATAGTCTAATATTATTGAGATACTTTAGTAATTTGAACTGGAACGAATAATCTAGCACCAGAGTCACGTCCTATAACCGTTAACGTAGTGTAGAGCGTTGTATTATTTCCGAACAAGGTATTTACAGTTGTGGCAGTAATGTTAATTGTAAGTCCTATAACGGTCTTAGAAACATTCGTACCTACTGTAGTAGTGCCTGTAGCATTCAGTGCTGTAGCTTGTGTGGTATTAATACCTACTCCGTTAAATGCAGCAGTAGTCCTTACGTCTCCAATTGTTGCTACGTAACCAGATTGTTCAAAAGTAGAAGTAGCGCCGAGATAGTTAAGAGTTTGCGGAGTAATTGAAAGTGAAGCACCTTGCTTAAGAACAATAGTACTATATCCAATACTAATTGCCGGTAGTTTAGCTGTTCCTCTCGGTAGAGTAATAAGCTTATATTTCATAATTTCTTGAGATTCAGGGAAAGCTTGCACAATTGGCATGTTTTCGATCGCTTCACCATAAAAGGCTGAACCTGATGGGTGGTTTGGGTTGTAGAGGTTATAATCTACTTCGTCGTCAGATAGAGAAAACTGTGTAATCTGGAAAGATCCATTATTCTGCGATAGCAACTCTCTTCCTTTATCTGTAAGAATTGCATCAACAATAACTGACGTGTTACTTAAATATCCCATGTTTTTACTGTTTTTCTATATTATAAATAGTCTACTATTCGAAAGTTCCTCCACTTATCGTATCGATTGGCGGAGCAGTTTGCTGTACTAATATCTGAGATTGTACAGAAGCTTGTAGAGTGTTGATATTATCTACAACTTGAGGACTTATAGTTTCTGGAATTATAAATCCGTAGGAAGTTTGTCCAAAGTTTTTGTTAAAGGTCAAAATTACATTCTGCTCATCACTGTACCTTCTCAGTAATAAAAATCTTCTCACTAGGCTGGGGTTAATAACCCAGTTATCTAGTACTTGAGGAACTACCTCAATATAAGTTCTACTTGCAGAAACATATGCGGTAAGTACATCTACATCCTGGTATGTGTTGCTGTTATCATAAAGTACGATTTTATCGCCTTGCTGTGGACTAAACGGAGTGTTTATATCTCCGTAAACAGGGTATAGACTGCTCGTGTATGCTACGGAAGCAGAAACGAAAGCCGGAATAAATTGATATCCGTAATAATTTGTTAAATCTTCACTTAGCACAATAGTGCTCTTTATTGTATCTGGATTGTAAATATTATAAATAAAATTACCTAGAGAAGATGTAGCGTAAGGGTACACACCCTGTGCTTGACTTCCAAGCTCAGCTGTTAAAGAGCTATTAGACGTTCCGGTTGATACCGAAGCTGTATAATTACTTGTAGACATACTCTCTTGTATAAACTTAAATAACACAGTATCTCCAGACGCTAGGCTATAGGGAGGGGTTGTATAATTAATACTCTTAGTTGATGTTAATACTGTATTTCCAGGTACTGTTGTAGACCCTATAGGGGTCCCTGAGTATATGTCTGTAAAGCTGCTTGGATACCCCTGAACGTAAGGAGTAAAGACTGCGCTAATATTAGAAGTTGGAGAAGCTAATACAAATGCTGATCCGGATCTAATTAGGTCTACTCTAATACTGTCTGACGGAGTTCCTATGTTTGTAGCTACAGGTGTTCCGCTACTACTAAAATTAAGTGGGCCGTATATTGTTGTAACGTTTGTTACTACTACAGTAGCTCCTGCTGATGTATCTACAATACGACCTGCTAGTAGATTAACGGAGCCTGTGCTATATGTAGTTCCAGTTACACTTGCGGTAAACTCTGCTGTCTGAACTGATCCAATCAGGGTACTTCCGTCTTTATAAGCTCCCCAAGAAAATGATCCGCTATTTGCAGACTGAAATTGAAAGTTAACATCGAAATCGACCGTGAATGAAACTTGGCCGGCTTGTGATGCAGTGTAACTAGCCCAGTTCGTACTAGATCCGGGCGTAAATTCAGGAGCAGCAGGATTTTCTCCGTCGAATACTTTATATACATTTCCTGTTCTTAATGTAGGATCAGTAATAGTTACTGCGTAGTTTGGTGAAGAAGCTCCACTGATGAATGCGTTTGGAGACCCTAAGTTGTAACCTGTGAAAGGAGTTGCTATACTTGTTCCTGCATATTCAAAATATATTTTTTCGTCTGCTCCTGTAATAAAGTATAGTTGAGGAGTGTAATTATATCCGCTATTATAGATAGTCTTTATTCCATCTGTACCTACCTGATTACTGTACTTTTTGTTATCAAATTGCTTAATCGTTAAGGTTGTTCCGGCTTTAAAAGTATTTTGAACATCAACCCAGTTTCTATTGTTCTGGTTTAATTCGAATAAACCTCCTGATACGTCTGCAAAGTAAGCTAAAGACACGTTTACTTTTCCTGGAAGAAAAGAGCTTGAAGCTACCTGTGTAAATAGTCCTAACCTTTGACTGTACCAGTTAATTACCGGATCATTACCGTAAGAAGTATCTCCTGAGGTATATTCATTATACGCTTGTCCTGATAGGTAAGATCCGCTATATCGAGGTATAATGTAAGGGCGTGAAAAATAATTAAAATCTTGAATAAATGCATACTGAGAGTATAATTGCTCGCTTTGAGATACATTGCCTATTATTAATGTCTCTTGCATAGACTGAGTAATCAATCCGTAATTAGTGGGAGCTATTTGATTTGCATTATAATCTAAATCGTAAAATCTTTGAGATCTTACCGGAATATTAACATTCTGATAAAGAGCATTTAAAGAGTAGGTCAAGAAAAGTACATTTCCTCCAGGAATTGAGGAAGTCCACGGGAATATGTAGCTTGATACTTCTTCTTGTGGAAAATAATTTGTTGTTGCTACTATCGTAGTTCCATCAAATTCTCCCGTATAAGAAGGCCAGTTGTAGGATTGACTAACTTCTACGTAACCGGAAGAAGCAGTAAAGTTTGCAGAAGCAGTTCCGTTATACTGTATAGGTACTACTTGCACAAAATTAGTACTTCCTATTACTGCACCGCCATCAGATCCGGATATAGTTAACATTTCAATAGAAGCAGTGTAAGAAGATGTTGACCAGGTAGGTTCTTTTCTTGGATACTTGTTTCTTTCAAGCATGTGAGATTTTATGACAATACCGGTATCTGCACTTGATCTAGCCGGTACCCAGTCTCTCAACATCTTAAACAGGGAATTATTATAATATTTTATAATTCTAATAAAATCCCAAACATTGTTTCTATTAGGAAAAGTATTAGTAAAGAAAGTGTTGCTTATCTCCTCTAAGGGTGTATATGTTTCTGTATATTGTAATGCAGGATTACCGATTAACTGCATTATATTAAAATATCCAGGTTGTGTAGAAGAGGTTACATACCCTGAAGATGTAATTGCAGCATTAATAGAGTCTGCAGGAGAAAAACCGGCCTGTACGGTTATAGACGTGTTCTGTAGGTCGTTCGAGTAGTATTGTAATGTAGCGTACGGGTTCAGTAAACTACTAGAAATCTGAGCTACACTTCCTGTTATTATTCGAACATTAGAAATTTCTTGTATACCGGGTACCTCTAAGTAGTTATAACCTCCGTATTCATGTACGGGCATGATATCGGCAGGAATACCGTAAGTAGCAATTAATGCTTTAACACCTCTCTCAGTGCCTCTGGTTTTAAGAAGGTAGGGTAAGTTGTGGTAGATGCGTTTATAAATTTCCCCTGTTAATTGTGATTCTGGAAGTGTTTGAAAACTTGAA